TGGAAGAATCGACTTACACTAGGTGATGTAATGAGTAGTCGACCATTGCTAAGAAATATCTCTGGCAGAGTAAACAGCCCTGCTTCGTCGGGTGCTGTCGGTGAAGAGATCAACTATTTAGCTTATTATGCTGGCCGCTCCCAGCCATCAGAGAAAATGAATGGTAATATTGTTAGAGATCACTCACGAGGCATATTTCATTATTCTGTGGGAAAGGATAGAGGAATAGTAAAAGCAATCAATTTAAAGAGGACTGACTCAACTGGTCTCAAAGAGCTGAGATTCGAACAAGATGGTTATGATGGCCTTAGTCAGTTAAGAGAGGTCTATGATATTGATATAAAGACTTTCACTAATGTCAATGCATATCCTGGGGTATACATATATGTAGATCCAGCCGGCTTTTCTCCGTCTGTCAGATCAAAGGCAGATTTGACACAAATAGGCATTGGTGGCTACCACATGATAGTGCGATCAGAGCACAGTTTTGGTCCTGGAAGAGCAGAGACATCAATATCGGCCAAATGGGTTGCTAGCATAACGCCCAAAGTGCACACTGAATTGGACAATGTTTCGGAAAAGGATACAACTAATGCCCCCTCTTGGTGCAGCATACAGAATTCAAAAGAAGTAGTGAGTAAAAGTTGATGGCCAAATACAAAAAGAATAATGCCGAAAAGACAATCAAATTATTTGATGAAAGAGTGATATACAACGATACGCTACAGAGCCATAGAGAAAAATACTCAACTCTGACTGATTTTAACTTTGGCGAAAAACTGCTATATGGTCGTGTAGATAGATTCAATGTGCCACTGGAAATAGTCAACAAACGAAGGCTCAAGTCGATTAAATCAGTTTCTGGAAATCGAGATATTCGTGTGTTGAATTTTGTGGCCGATGCTTTTTCAGATTTAGTTAGACAATTCGATAAAAAATCTTTGTCTGGCGAAATAGGCACCCAAGATCCATTCTTGACATCACTACGGGCATTTAAAGGCTATCAGGACATCAACAAAGAATACAGCAGTTACCACAATTTGCATGTCGACATATTATCGAAAGAGATAAAAAGAAGAAACCCTCAAATAATGAACTTTACAGAATTCACGACCGCACTGATTCCCGTTTTTACGCGCTCGTTAGAATCAGTGCCTTTGACCAAGATATCTTATATTAAAAGTCGTAGATGCCCAATGAATGTATCCGGCTTAGTCATTGATATAGCCAATCTCAAATCCACTGACGACAGTGAAAAGATTAATAAGTTTATCAATAGCCCCAATTGGGAGTTTTATTTAAATGCTTGCACCACATATGGATTTATGGTAGACAAATCTCATCCTTGGCGATTGGTCGCCGACATAGGCTCCAAGCAGATGCAACAGTATGCAGCCAAATACGACCAGTCAGAAACAGATCTTGTTCTGTGGTCGTCTTATAATTCTTCTTATTTAAGTTCATTTAACAAGTTTGTTATCAGTATTCGAGACATATATCACAACTCTATCAAAAAAACTGTCACATTTACTTCTGAATGTGCTGGCAAAGTTGTCACACATTACAAAAAACCATTGACTTATACATCGGAGAGCTTGAATAAACATTTTTCTGAACGGAATATGTTAGAATTATATTGTAAGTTGCGACTTATTGAAGAAGAAGGAACAATGCCGAAAGAAGATAAAATAAAACTATTGTCTGACACTCTTCAATTGTATGACAATAAGGGAATAAAAGCTTCTTTGTTTGTGTTTGAAAGAATAGCCAACAAACCATTTGACAAATCGGGTTCGTTGAGTTATATTGTAAGGAGAATAAACGCACGTTCGGAGGAACCTTGATATTTCAAACACTAGACGACAAATCAGATTGCGTTGGAATTTATGTTGATGGACAATTGCACTTTGACCACATACCAGCCAATTTAACGAAAACATGGAGATATACTCCGTCGATAACGGATTCAAGTGTTGAATATGCTTGGCTTTATGTTAACGGAAAGACACTAGAGGACGCTTGCTCACAAGAACAAAAGGAAGATGTCAGTCGCATCCAACGTACATTTAGGGCATATCTTAAATCTTTTCAGCTTGGCCGTATCAACTTGCGAGAACATTGTTTTTATGATCTTGTGCCTCATGACTTCTTAACAGAGTTCTGCGAGATTAAAAATAAAGTCACACAACACGCTTTTGACAACTACGAGCGCCCCGCCAACTACGATCATTTAGCATCAATAGAGAGATTACTCTATAAGATAAAATACCAGAATCTAAATTTCGATAGTTCTAAAGCCCGCAACCTATTTGTTGGCTATAACACTCGCACAAAAGCTCGTGAGTTTATGAATGGCCCCAAACACATTGACTATAATCTATTTGGAACTGTCACCGGTAGGCTAACTACAAAAACTGGCTCTTGTCCGATTCTAACAATGAAGAAAGACTTTCGTGCTTTAATTCGCCCCCACAATAGATGGTTCTTATCTCTAGATTACAATGGAGCAGAGGCACGCACTGTGCTTGGCTTACTGGGCGTTGACCAGCCAGAAAAAGATATCCACGAGTGGAATATGGAAAACATTTTTAGAGACCGTAAGATTGACCGTGAGGCCGCTAAAGTAAAGTTTTTTGCGTGGCTCTATGACTATAATTCTGATTCGACCGCCGCAGGTGTTTATGACCGTGAGAAATTACTTGACAAGTGGTACAAAGATGGTTATATTAGCACTCCAATGAACAGACACATTAAAATAGATGAGCGTAGGTCATTTAACTATCTAATTCAGAGTACAACTTCTGATTTGGTATTAGGGCGTGCTGTTGCAATAGACGAGCTACTAGCGAACAAGAAAAGTTTTATTTCCCACATTGTTCATGACGAGATAGTTGTTGATTTAGCTGAAGAGGATCGTTATCTTGTTCCCGAAATACAAGAGGCATTTTCTGTCAATAAACTTGGATCATTTAAAGTTAATCTAAATATTGGAGAGAACTATTTAGACTTCACGAGGTTGGATATATGATTTCAATAGTCGGAATAGGCAACGGTGCCTCAGCGATTGCTGAAAAGTTCAACTCAACGAGCAACTACGATGTATATCAAATGAGCAGTTCTGTAGCTCGGTCGTCGAAGAGGAAATATAAACTAAAAACATATGCAAACCCAGAGGACTATGAAAAGAACATCCCCGACCTCACTAAGTTTTTTACCGACATTAACGATCACGTACAAGTGTTCGTTGTTGGCTCCTCGTTTAGTTCGAACTATGTTTTGGGAATACTTGAGCAGATTAAAAATAAAAAAATAGAAGTATTCTACATTAAACCAGACACAGAACTTTTAACAGGAATGCCGAGACTAGTAGAGCAAGCAGTCTTTGGTGTATTACAGGAGTACGCAAGATCTGGCCTTTTGTCATCTGTGACTCTTATTTCCAATTTAAAAGTTGAAGAGGTTGTTGGACAAGTGCCCATTAAAACATATTTTGATACGATCAATAATTCAATTTTTTCGACTGTTCATTATTACAACTATTTCACTCATGCTGATCCAGAGATAGGTGTTATATCGAAGCCCAACGACATTAACAGAATAAGAACAATTGGAATATTAAATCCAAAAACTTTAGAAGAAAAATGGCTATTTGACCTTGACAACTCGCGAGATATGTGTTATTATATATGTATCAGAGATGAGGCTCTTGAGACTGATGGTGGACTCCACCGAAGGCTAGTAGATATTTTGAAGAATAAACCAAAAAATGCCTTTAAGCACATTTCGTATGCCATTTATGGCACCGAACACAAACAAGACTTTGGCTTTGTCGTGGCTAATACAAATGCGACACAAAAACAAAAAAACCACTTGACAAGCTCGTTGAATGGTGATACATTAGAGGGGTAAGGAAAGCTTACACCCGAACTCAAGCATAACAAAAAAAGGAGACTGCATAATGAGTATTGATATGAAACTGATGAGAGAGAAACTAGCTTCACTACGAGGTGAAGGAGCGAAGAAAGACCACGGTCCATTCTTCAAGCCAGACGAGGGCGAAACAACCATTCGTATCGTCCCAACTAAAGACGGCGACCCGCTTAAGGAAATGTTCTTCCATTACAATGTCGGTCAACATAGAGGCGGGATTGTGTGCCCGAAACGCAACTTTGGTGAAGCCTGTCCGATTTGCGAGTTTGCTTCCGCACTATGGCGCGAAGGAACAGACAAAAACGACACAGAAACGAAGAATCTCGCAAAGAGCCTATTTGTTCGAACCAGATACTTCTCCCCAGTCCTTGTCCGAGGCCGAGAAGAAGAAGGAATTAAAATTTATGGTTACGGAAAACAAGCATACGAACTGTTGCTTGGTTATATCCTTGACCCAGAGTATGGCGACATTACTGACGCCAAAGAGGGCACTGACATCGCCCTAACATACACCAAGCCGAATAAGCCTGGTGCATTCCCTCAGACAAGTCTGAAAATGCGACGAAATACATCACTCTTGCTCGAAGACGATGAAGCGATCCCTTCCCTCCTAGATCGTATGCCCGACTTCGACTCGCTATTCGAGCGACAGACCAAAGAGCAGATTGATGCGATACTTGATGAGCAACTTGCTGGAAATGGTTCTGCCGAAAGTCGAAGTACGGAAACCACCAAGTATGCCGCTACCAATTCTGGTGGCAACGAAGTAGACCGAGCCTTCAACGAGTTAATGGCCGGCGCATAGTTCATTCTTGAACGCGACCGATAGCAGACCGGTCATGAAAATAGTCTGCTCCGTTTATACACTTGGGAGGCTGCGTAGCCCCCACCCGCAGGAAGGCATGGGGTTACAGATGCCTTGCTATTCTATATGTAAAGGAGGACATTATGAAAACATTGATGATTACAGTACTTACTGTGGCGCTATCTGGCTGTAACGGCTGTAGCGATGCTAAAGATGACACAGCAGTAGTAGATACAAGCAACCCTACCGCAGAGTAGTTTGCAACCGCAGGAAGGCACGGGTCTACAGGTGCCTTATTTTTTATTATAAGAAGGGTGGATAAATGAAACCATTATTTATGTGGGCAGGTGGAAAGACCAAAATGCTCAAGAAGTACAAAGAACATCTCCCCGACTCATTTGAACACTATATTGAGCCGTTTTTTGGCGCAGGAGCCATGTTTGTGTGGGCATATAAGCAGAACCCAGAGGCAACTTTTGTTTTAAATGATATCAATGAATCGATCATGAATATATATCGAGCCATACAACAGAACCCAGAAGAGTTTATGGAAGTAATGGATAACTATCAATCCGAATTTCTACCTCTAGATAAACCAGAACGAAAAAAGTATTATTATAACCTTAGAGATCAACATGCATACCACTATGCTGAATGGTCTGCAATCAAAGAATCTGCAACCTTATATTTCTTGATGAAGACAGGCTTTAATGGCATCTGGCAGATCAACAATAACACAAATGGCAGATTCGGTACTCCCTCTGGGCTATTGAATCAAAAGGACAAAGTTTATGACAAGGACAACGTATTGGAATGGCACACGGCATTAAAACGGTGCAAGCTTATGTCGGGTGATTTTGCCGACACTTTGGGCGAAGTTAAATCAAACACTTATGCTTTCCTTGATCCACCTTATCGCGGCTCTTTCACGAAGTATGGCGTCGACTTTGATGACGAAATCCAAGAAAAAGTTATATCTTTCTTAAATGACTTGACTTCAAGGGGAGCACATGCTATGATGAGTAATAGAGACGTAGGAGACAACTTCTTTGAGGAAAGAGTGGGAAAGAATGATATGGTATATTTTGATGTAACTTATACAGCAGGAAGGCGAAAGAAGACTACTGATGGCTTTGAGGCCAAGAAAGCAAGAGAGATTTTAATGATAGGGAAGATTCAATGAGTAAGAAAAAAGAAACTAAAGCCGGTCGGGTGTCAATGAAAGACCTAATGAAACTTGTCAATAAGAAGGCAGGTAGAGATGTTGCCCACGATCTATCGGGCAACAACCCCACAGAAGTCAAGGAATGGATCCCGACCGGCAGCCGATGGCTAGATTCTATTATTTGCAAGGGTAAGATGTCCGGTATTCCAGTTGGGAAGGTCAGTGAGTTGGCAGGACTTACATCTACCGGTAAAAGTTACATGGCTGCCCAAATCGCCGCCAACGCCCAAAAAATGAATAAAATCGTTGTTTATTTTGATTCTGAGTCGGCCATCGATCCAGACTTTTTAGAACGTTCTGGCTGCGACTTGTCGCGCCTGATGTACATTCAAGCATCGTCAGTTGAGTTTGTCCTAGAGACAATAGAAGACTTACTAGGTGCATCAGAGGAACAGATGGTTTTCATTTGGGATTCGTTGGCATTCACGCCGTCAATCTCAGATGTGGAAGGTGACTTCAATCCTCAATCTTCTGTCGCAGTAAAAGCTCGTATTCTTGCCAAAGGAATGTCAAAACTTATCATACCACTTGCCGACAGACAAGCAACTCTGCTTATATTAAACCAGTTGAAAACAAACATTCCACAGGGGCCGATGGCGCGACAGATTGTAATGACGACTCCGTATGTCACTCCCGGTGGCAAGGCTTTGCATTATTCATACTCATTGCGCATATGGCTTACAGGTCGTAAATCAAAGGCTGCCTTTGTTCAAGATGAGAATGGATTTCGAATAGGCTCAGAAGTAAAATGTAAGATTGAGAAATCACGCTTTGGGACACAAGGTCGAAATTGCTTTTTCAAAATTCTCTGGGGAACAGACAATATCGGCATCCAAAATGACGAAAGCCTATTTGAAGCAATAAAGGGCTCTAAGAGGGTGTGCAGTAGGGGAAGCTGGTATCATATCGACGAGGACACCGACAAACACATTAAATTCCAACCAGGAACTTGGATGAAGCAAATGGCTAAGCCAGAGTTCAAGGCATTAATACACGAGATTGTAGAAGAACATATCGTCCAAAAGTTCGACAAGCGAGAAGGCAAAGCAGCCGACTTTTATGAAGATCCTACCGACAAAGACGATAAGTAGAGACTATTTATGTCCGAGAGGATAAAAAATGAAACATTTGTTTGAGAATTGGAACAGTTACCTCCAAGAAGAAGAATCTGATGAAATGATCTTGTATCATATATCATCATCGCCAGACATTACCGAATTAGATCCAGAAATAGCCGCCAAGAATTTAAAGAACTACACGAAAGCAGAGTACCGAGCCTGGGATCGTCCAAGAGTTTTTTATTTTACACAGATGTCGCAAGAAGATGCAGGTGTCGGCAAGATACAAGGAGAGCATGCTTACGAAGTAAAAATAAAGAGTTCCGAGCTGTACCCAATCTACGAAGATCCTCTAAAGCTATCCTTCCCGGACAGCAAAAAAGAGTACTTGGAGATAAGAGAGAAAGAAACAAAGAAGCCCAAATATTATCCTGTAAATACATTTGAAATGGTGGCCACCATGGCTTCACGAAAGCATGGAATGAAAGGGTTTATCTATCCGCAGGACAAAGATCCAGACACTACGATAGTGGCTCTGTGGGAGAAAGTCCCTGCCACTAAGTTAGCTGATGATTTTTACGGAGACCAAGAATGAAGAAAATAATTGAAAACTGGAAGAAATCAAATATCAGAGAATCCGGCCTGAGCAGAATACACCAACACATTTCAGAACACGAGTCTGCAATTATCACAGGACACCGCAATTCGCCGCGTTCACGTCACCAATGTGTGCTTGATGTTCCATCAATAGGGACAGAAAAGGATGAAGATGCGGATGTCAATTTTGAAAGGAATAGAGCTCTGCGAGCTATTTTGCTGAAAAAGGGATTTGGTGTAACTACAATAGATGGCTCTTATATTGAGAATTTTAATTCAAAAGATAAAAAGAAGCACCCATCTATAGAAGTTGCTGAAGAGAGCTTCTTTGTTGTAAATTATACAGATGATCCAAAATTTGCTGACACTTTAGGATCGTTATCGGCAATGTTTTGTCAAGATTCGGTGCTGATTATTCCACGTGGAGGGAGAGAAGCTTATTTGCTAGGAACCAATGAAGCTTGGCCTGGCTTGGGCAGAAAAGAGCCTGTTGGCGATTTTACTGGCGGAGAAGAGGCAGAATTTATGAGTCGTGTTAAGCGTCGCCCATTTGTTTTTAAAGAGGTATCTGAACATCTGGAGACTTATAAGGGCTTATCTCGAAATTCTAGATGGGCAGTTGCAAAGATTGCCGAAAAGGCCATAAAAGAACACTTGACAAACAACAAAAAATAGATTATAATAATAGAGTAACCATAGGAGATTAAATGGACACTTTAATAGGGCAAAAGGTTTGGACCACGTATGGTGATCTGAGCCTTTTATTTGGAACGGTGAGAGAAGAAAAAACAGAGGGCGGCTGGAAATATGTCAAGGTCGATTGGATCAATGACGAAACACGCCAAAAATACAACAACTGGAAAGCCGATCTTCGTAATGAAGGCTTGAATCCAGAATACGATTGGTTTAAGTGGAGCTCAATCCGCAAATTAGACGTCGACTCCATGATCTCAGACTTACAGAAGGTCTAATGGAAAAACAACGAGTACTAATCATCGATGGCCTGAACGCATATTTACGAGCTTATATAGTTGATCCTAGTTTGTCTCTTAATGGAAGCCCAATTGGCGGCCTCAAGGGCTTTACGAAGATCTTACAGAAACTTGTTCGTGTCACTAAGCCCAGTCAGATCATAGTCGTATGGGATGGCCCCAATGGCTCTAGGAAGCGCCGTACTATGGACAAAAAATATAAAGCGGGTCGTAAGCCAGTTCGATTAAATAGATCGATACGGAACCTTACAGAGAACGAAGAGCTACAAAACAAAATGTGGCAACACGCTCGTATTGTTGAATATCTTAATTCGATGCCGGTGATTCAATTTATGGTGCCAGATATCGAAGCAGATGATGTAATTGCCTATTTGACTCAAATGTCATATTACAAAGGCTGGCAGAAGATTGTCGTCTCTAATGACAAGGATTTCATGCAGCTTTGTGATGACGAAACTGTCTTATGGAGGCCAACAAAAGATGAGTTCTTAAATTCTGGCAGAGTTGTGGAAGAAACTGGAGTTCACCCAACAAACATGGCGTTAGCTAGGGCAATTATTGGTGACAAGTCAGACAACCTTAAAGGCGTCAGGGGCGTAGGATTCGGAACAATAAAGAAGAGATTTCCATATCTTGCAGAAGCCAAGGACTACACGCTAGATGATATTGTTCAAACTTGCGAGGAGTCAGAAAATAAATTAAAAGTCTTATCTCGCATAATTGAAGAACAAGATACAATACGCCACAATTATAAACTAATGCAATTGTATGCTCCTCAGCTTTCAATACAATCAAAACAACATGTTGAGTATACCGTGAATAATTTTGAGTGTGAGTTTAATAGAACAGAGATCATTAAGATGATGAATATCGATGGCTTTGGGGAGCTAAATTGGGAAACACTGAGGACACATTTGGCTCTTATTAGTCGAGAGTGTTCAGAGAAGCGAAAAAGAGTGACTTAGTGCTTGACTTTGGTAGTGAGCGTGTTATAATATAAGCTACAATAGACAAGTGAGGAAAGATGTCACCAGCAAACATAAACTTCGGCAAATATGGCAAATCGTTTCAAGAGGGATTAGTTCAATTAATCTTTGAAGATCGTCCTTTTGCCGATCAAATAACCGAGGTATTAGATCTCGACTTCTTAGAGCTTGAGTACTTAAGGCTGTTTGCAGCCAAGGTGATCAACTTTCGAAGTAAATACGACAAGCATCCATCAATGGAAGCAATGATCTCGATACTCCGTACAGAATTAGAAGAAGAAGATGAGACAGTCAAGCAACAGGTTTTAGATTATTTTAGTCGCATACACAACAGAGAACCAACTGATGTAGAGTATATCAAAGAGTCGTCGCTAGAATTTTGCAGAAAGCAGAATTTGAAAGAGGCGATGCTGAAGTCGGTAGGACTGCTACAGACTTGTTCCTTTGATGAGATTTCGAACACAATCAATAATGCTATTAAATTAGGCTCAGATAATAATTTTGGTTATGATTACCTAGCCGACTTTGAAGCTAGGTTTGTTCCAAAATTCAGAAAGCCAGTGACAACAGGGTGGAAAGAAGTAGATGGCATTACTGGTGGTGGACTTGGGGTGAGTGAGATGGGGGTTGTCATAGCTCCCACGGGTGCTGGTAAGAGCATGGTGCTGGTCCACTTGGGAGCACAGGCACTAAAAGAAGAAAAGGTTGTTGTTCACTATACAATGGAACTACAAGAGACAGTGATAGCAAGCCGCTACGATAGCTGTATCACTGGCTTCCCTTTGTCAAGCTTAACTTCTTTCAAGGACGAAATATATGAAAAAGTAAAGGGCATCAATGGCAAATTGATCATTAAGGAGTATCCAACCAAATCAGCTACAACACAGACGATCAGAGCACACCTATCTCGGCTTGTAAAGCGTGGAATTAATCCAGGAATGATAATTGTTGACTATGCCGATCTTTTGCGCCCAGTTGTAGTGAGAAAAGAAAAGAGAAATGAATTGGAGTCTATTTATGAAGAGTTGCGAGGAATCTCAACAGAATTCAAGTGTCCAGTTTGGACAGCTTCTCAAACCAACAGATCGGGCCTTAACGCCGAAGTAATCACAATGGAGCAAATATCTGAAGCGTTCAATAAGTGCTTTGTGGCTGACTTTATTCTCTCTATCTCAAGAACCATTGAGGACAAACAGAATAACCAAGGCAAGATGTTTATAGCAAAGAATAGGAACGGCCCAGATGGGATAATTTATGATATTTTTATGGATACATCGAATGTGTGTATTAAAGTTATGCCCCGTGCTCAGGGGGCCATTAGCGGCGTTTCAGGGGGTATGCCTGCCCTCGGGGCGAAACAGCAACAAGAATTGTTGAGACAAAAATACACAAAATTGAGAAAGAAGTAGAAGGGTGTCATAACACTGTTTCGCTAGCGAGAATTCGGTTTTTGATCTTTTCATTTTTGAGTGTCTATTTACACAGGAGAAAGAGATGAAATCTAAAGCTTGCTCAAAA